CCAATGCCAACAAGCGGAGCAGTGAGCGCCATCGACATTTTCTTGCCGACGTCCTGCATCTTGCGGGCGGTGCTCTGGCTTTGCTTCTGTAGAGCCTCAAGATCCTTGATAGCCCTCAGAATGTCTTTATCGTTATATTCACCGCTGATGGAGACATTGACAGCCTTCTTAGCCACGTCCGCCTCCTACCTATTCGCTTTGTCGATAGCGTCTTCGATTGTCTTACCGATAAGCCGAGATGCTTCCGGGCCCTTCGCGTACCACGCTGGAGTCAGAATCCGCGGCCAGAAAGCCGCCTTACCCGGATAGCCGCCCGCCTGGTTATTGATGTTCGTATTGAACGGATGCCCGGAACGGTTCCTCGAGCCAGCCAGCGTGTAGATAGCGCCACCCGGATTCCAGATCTGCGCCCGGCCTTTCACAATCCGCAAACCGCTTCGAACGCGAGAACGGAAAGCCGGCTTTATGCTCGCGGAAACAGTACCGGAATCGAACGAAAGATCACGTCCGTTACCCGACGTCCATTGACCCCAGCTGACTATCCCACGTTCACTGTTATACAAGCCGTATGACGGAACGTTGCTCTTCGCTTCGTTGACGACGAGCTTCGCTGCGTCTTTCACGTCTCGTTGGACGCCCTTCCACAGCTCCTTATCGAACTTCTTAATCTGATCGATCTTGGCTGCAGCGCCTGTTACGTTGACGTCGATGTACCACATGGAAGCCCTATCTTTGATTGGCTTTCTTCTGCTGTGTTTGACGCCAGCGAAGATAGCGCTGCATCGTGACGATCATCCGATCGGATTCCGCAAGAATGACAGATGGTGCCAGTCTGAACTCGTAAGCCAGATGGACTATGTGCCAGGTTGCGGATTGTTCTCCAAAGGGACGATCTCCTCGTCAGTGCCGCCGAACACGACCTCAGGTTCTTTGTGTTCGAGCCACTCTTCGAAGGTGCCGATATTCTTGTCTTTGCGTTGCAGTGTGTGCCACGCGAGCCAATAAATATCAGTGACCCTGAATTCTTCTTGGAACCGTGAGACCGACTTGTCAAACTTCGCCTCGAATGCGACCAGGTCGACCGCCGACACGTTTGCATCGACGGTCGACCCGTCACCATTAGTTACGCGGAGATTCATCTTCATTAGGCAGGATCCTTTCTAGGAATGCAGATGACTAGACAGCGGTCGCTCGAGTGACTTCACCCGTGATCGGGAAGCTCAGGCTGACCGTCGCCAGATCGCCCACGGCGCTATCGATTGGGCTCGCTTGAAGCACCGCGACGTCGAACTGGTACTCGGCATTCGAGGAGCTGATGGCAGCTGTGCCACCCGGCCGAACCTTCACCGCGGCAGTGCCGCCGAGGTTAGTCCAGACGAGCTCGTCGATCGCTCCGGCCGCCATATCCTGATGGAATTCGAAGTCGACAGTGCCGGACTTCAGGCCGCCGATGCGAGTGCGGAACCCTCCGGCCGCGCCGAAGGCAGTCGTCTCGACGTCGTCTGCTTCGACGTTGATGGTCACGCTCGCGCACGAGCTGGTAACGGTGGATCCGGCGAACACGATCACCGGTTCAGTAACTACGAACTTAGCCACTTTCTTTCTCCTTATGCGTAGACGGTGACCACAAAGTCAGTCGCCAGATAGGTACTTTCTCCAATTACTACCTCACGAATGTTCTCGCCGGCAGTCACTCGGAGGCTGTTGGCTTCTCCTCCGAGAGTCTTATCTCTTTCAATAGCGGTCTTCAGGCTGTTAGCTCCGCTGCCGCTCAGGAAATTATCAAGCTCGTTTTGTGATCCTCTGGTGTCGACCCGGCCGACAACCAGCACGATCCTGAACGTGTATTCGTCGAGGCCGCGGCCCATCGACGTATCGAAGTCGACTCGGTCGAACGTGACAACTGCGACTGGCGGTTTCGGATCTTCCGGAATGATGGCGGCTGTTCTCAGGCTGTCGATGCCGGCCATGTTCTCGGCTAGCGCAGTCCTCAGATTCGTGATCGATGCCATCAGGCGACACCCGGATTCGTTTTACGGAACTGTGAAAGCAGCATCATCATATCCGGATCGAACTTTCCGACCCTCACGGCTCCAAGATCCGCGAATCCGGCGACGCCTAGAGGAGAGTCGTAGCGCTTATATTGGCGAAGGCTCATGATGATAGTTGCCTGCTTCACCTGCACAGGGACAGCAGTACCGAAGCCGTAAACGGCCGTTACCCGCACTCCGGTTTCGCCGACCCGGTCGACCGGGAACACGTAATCGCCGACAGCGCGTAGCCGAGTAACTGGGAAGTCGAGGCCCGAGGCTCGACGGTTCAGCGGCTCCAGCTGCAGATCACTGTCAGTCCACGTCTCGTCGTAGACGCCATCAAGGCCGGCGCTGGTCTCCACCGTGATCGCAGTCCCGGCGATATCGTCGACCTCGCAGACGTAGGAATCCGTGGCCGTGAAGAAGCGCGTCTCGGTTCCGTTCGTGAAGAAGCGTCGCTCGCAGTACGCGTCGATCATTCGTGAGACAGATTCGATGCTGATCTCCAGCAGCGAGTCGTCGATGGCATCAGTAATCCGCGCTGCCTTCTTCACTTCCTCGAGCGTGGCATAGCCGTTAGTGATCGCCATCTAGGCTCCTTACATACAGACAGTCGCCCCAGCCGTAATCGGTTAAGGCTCGGAAGGCTCTTGTGAATCCTCGGGCCGCCAGCCATTCGGTTATCTCGTCCTCGAGCGGCTGGCCTTCGTACAGCTCTTCGACGCTTACTTCAGTGTAAATCCAGCGGACATTCTGCAGAGTCCGAGTCGCGCCTTTCAGCGCCTCAAGCTCCGCGCCCTGAATATCAAGGTTCAGCATATCGACCTCGAGGCCAAGCGCGTCGATCGTTGTCGTCTCGATAACTCTCGTGCTCGTTACCGTGATATCCGGGTACTTCTGTCGATGCAGCGACAGCGGCAGCAGGCTTGTGCTCTGACCGTTCGACGTGACGTGCAGCGTTAACAGTGTCGGCTCCGACCAAATCGCTGCATGTATGACATCGTGGCCGGCGGCCTGGAGCTCTTCGGCTAGATGCTGCTGCGCCTCAACCCAGATCACGTCGCATCCGGCAGCCGCGTAAACGTCTGCTTCTTCTGCCTTGTGCGCTCCGACGTGCAGTACCCTCGTCGGTTTCATGCCGAGCTGCTCGAGCGTCGACCAGTCAGCCAACACGAGGAGCCTTCTTCCAGCCCGGCCAGTGCATCCGACCTACAAGTGCAGACGTGAACCACGGATCCGGATACGTCACTTCTCCGCCGGAGATCCAGGCTGCCCACCACGCGAAACTGCTATTCGAGATCAGATGCTCTCCGGCATGCGCCATCAGATAGAAGTCGTCCATCTCGGAGAACCGAGCGACCCGGCCGGGCAGGTTCTCTTCGCACCAGTCGCGGTCGTCGCTAAACACGATCACGCGCTTAGTCGGCCAATTCTGCAGATACCAGTCACGATCGAGCATGCCGTGACCGCGCCACTCTTCCGCGTAGTCCCCGCGCCGGACGTGAACAGCGGCCGCCTGGTCGATGATCGCGAGATCGCAGATGCTATCCATCAGCGGATCCGGTCGAAGTTGGAATGCCGGCCGAATAATGTCCTCGGCTAACTGAACGTAATACGAATCTTGCAAATAGATGCGGGCCGCTTCAGGCAGCCTGATCGCCAGATTCGAGGCATCGACTCCCGGCTTATTCGTGAACCATTCATCTGGCATCTGGAAGTGCTCACGGTACGGCCAGTCCGGAAAGCTCCAGTCTTCCTCGAGATCAACAGCGATGCCTATCGTGCTGGCTATCTGCCAAAGTTGATTACCGAGCCGACCGTTCTGGCCGAGCTGCGGATAAGTAATCACAGCGACTCAATCTCGCGCATCGCTTGAGCGTGATCGATGTTGCGGCTCATCTGCTGCGGATGCGACCGGTATCGGTAGTCGACTCGTCCAGTGTTCGTGAACGTTGCTCCCGCTTCGGCCGCCTGAATCCAGAACGCCCAATCGTCATACAGCAAGTCTGCGAAGTGATTCGTTTCCCACACCCAGCGGCGGAACGGCGAGCAGCTGCCGATCGGGTTATCTGTTCGACGTTGGATCTCTTGAGCGCTGATCGGCCTGGAGGGATGATCGGCGAGATCGATCCGGTAGCCGAAGCTCACGACGTCGGCTTGTGTCTTCTGCCAGCCGTCCAGCGCGTGCGGCAGCAGCTCGTCGTCGACGTCGACTTTCAGGATCCAGTCAGTGAACGTCTGCGCGATTGCTTCGTTAACGTGCACTTGCGGATGCTGCCGATGCGCCGTCAGCGTGTCCTCAATCCAGACGATGTCGTGCCGCCGATCGAGTCGCTGTCGAGTGTTGCTGTCGACTCCGTCGTGAATGACCGTGATCCAGTCCGGCGCTGTGTTCAGGTCGAGGATGGCGGCCGACCAGTCATCGAGGAACCGGTGATAGGTAGGGCCGTAGCAGCTGGTGACGATGCCGACGCTCACAGCCAATTCCAGAACCTCGGAGCCTGTACGGCCATGACTTCCTGGAGCGGGCCGTCGTCGACCCGGCCGGCATTACTGTTCGTGACGATCATGCATCCGGCCGCTTGCGCCTCGATCAGAGTCCGCGGACACGAGTCGAAGCCTTGCGGCAGGAACACGAAGTATTCATGCATCTGCATCTCGTCGAGGACTTCTCGACGCGGCACAGACGATAACTCCGTTAAGGGTAGGTCATTAGCCCGCGCCCACCTTCGAGCCGCCAGAAGACCCTTCTGCGGATGATTTCGGGCAGCCCACAGTGCCGCCGTCTCTTTCTGCTGCGATCCGTCGATGTCCGTCAGGTCGATATGGCCGTGACACCAGACTGACGGAATATCCGACCATTCCTGCTCGATCCGCGAATGAGCCTCGCTCATGGTCACGAACGGCTTCGCCTGAGAGAACAGCTCCCGCCGCGCCGCGTTCGGTGTCTGTTGATGATGCACCCACACCAACGGAGACGTATCCGCCAGCCGCAGCATGGCTTCATCGGTAAGAAGATCAGTGCCAGTAATCACGATCCGGTCATAATCGAGCGCTTCGGCCCACCGCTCCGCGTGTATGACGTCGATGTCGATATCAGTCGGAGCCTGCTCCATCATAGCGGCATCGGTCATCTCAGCGCCACCGACTCCGCCTGGCAGCAGCCACGTCTCATCCACGTAGCGCTTAACGTGGTGCGTCACCCAGGCGACCCTCACGGAAGATCCTCAAGCAGCGGCCGCCAAAGATCCGCGTAAACCTTGTCCGCGTCGTAATTCTCGACGACGTGCCGGCGAGCCTCACTCGACCGCTCGCCCTTACGTTCATACATGCACTCGAGCGCGTGGACGATCTCGGAAACCAGCGGCATCTGAAACCAGGCATTCTGCGACGCGTCCCAGATCGGCTGCCCTTTAACACTAATCCCATCGGACACCAGCTCCGGCTGAGCCGAGAAATTATTTACGATCACTGGTGTTTCGCAGGACTCAGCCTCGATGACTGTGATCCCGAAGCCTTCGCCCAGAGTCGGAGCAAGTAGGCAATCCATACCGGTATAAAGCGCCGCCATGACTTCGGCCGGGATGCCGATCCGATTCTGGTACTGATTCACGAACCGGATCTTCTCTTCCGGGATTCCGCACGCGGCGATTAGTGGATCCAGTGGGATTCCGCCCATGCCGCCGTAGCGTTCCGTGTGCAGATAAAGGATCGCGTCGTCGTGTTTCTCAGCGAACAGAGCGAACGCGAGAAGCTGCGCGTCGAAGGCTTTCCTTATCGGTGCCTGCCCTTTGTTCGCGTTCACGATGCCGACGACGAAAGCATCGTCCGGAATGTCGCCCATCAACTGCCGGCCAGTGCGACGTCGGCCAGCGTCATCAGTCACAGAAGCAGTCGGCTTGTAGACCTCTGTCTCAATTGCGTGTGGAATATACGCATGATCGAGCTCGGCGCGCTGCATCAAGTCAGCGCCGAACTTGCTCATCGCCACAGGGAAAACATTCTGCTTAGTGAGAAAGTTTCCTACCTTGTTAGGGATAGGCATATGGTCGATCGGCACCCAGGAGACGAGCGGCATCTCATCAAAGCGCGGATGCTGAAAAACCCAGACGTCATACAGCGTGAAAACGTGATGCCGCATGTTCGGATGCTGCCTCGACCAGTCAGTGAAGTACGCGTGCACAACATCATTCGAGTAAGCGTCGAAGCCGCGAGGGAAGTGCTCGATGCCTTCCCAAGAGCTCATAGTCGCCTCGAGGCCGTAATTCGTGGAGACAGCGATCTCGTGTCCGTCCGCATTCATGCGGCTTACGACTTGCTTAGTCTGTGTTCCATATCCGGTCGGAGCCCAAGCAGCGTTAGATACCCATAGGCCAGCGATCGGCGGCTGTCCGTTGCGTGCTTGTCTCCGCCTTTCGGCGCGATTCATGGCAGGTTTCCTCTCTTGAGCAGGTTAGGCAGGTAAAAGGATGGCCGGCCGGCCTGCCCTCCGGCCGGCCATCCAGTTTACGACGCTACCGGATCAGGATCCGCCAGCGAAGTATTTCACCGCGTCGCTCTGACCCAGATCGCCCCAGACTCGCATGGTGAGTCGAAGACCGATCTCGTCCGAAGCGAAGTACGCGTCGTCGGAGCGAGCCAGCTCGACGCCGCCGACCTGGCGGACGTGGTAGCTGGACGTTGCGCCGAAGAGAACGCTCTTGGCCGATGCCGCGACCGCGGGCACGTCCGGATTCTCGTTGATTGCAAAGCCCATGAACGAATCAGGAGCTCCAACCTCAGCGGCCGGTACATACAAAAATTGACCGGCTGAATCCTTGAGCTTCCGAAGAGCGCCCATGGTGGTACGCCGCATCATGAAGCTTGCACCGAGGCGGACGTAAGCGCCGTCCACCGAGTGCGCAAGGTCGATCAGGTTATCGGCAGTGAACGCGCCGCTTGCGGTGCCGCCGGTGATCCCGGAGCCCGCCGCGGTGACGATGCCGTTCGGCTCGTTGGTGCCGGTGCCGACAGTCAGCAGGTTATTAACCTTGATGCCGATTGACGTGCCGAGCGTGCGACCCAAGTAGGCCACGACGTCGATGCCGGAATCTTCGAGCAGCTCGCGGCTGACCTTGGTCAGCACAGCCACCTTCTGAGCCTTGAGGGTCAGGCTCGAGAACGTCGGATCCAGCGGAGAGATGCTGGTGCCCTCGTCGATCGCGGTCGCGAGCGGCCGGGTCGACTCCACGGGAACCTTGATATCTTCGCCGGAAGCGGTGTTCAGCAGGGTTACGAGGCTGCCGTCCAGCATCGGGCCGACAAGCTGCAAGCGCTCCTGGATGACGTCGTAAAACGTCTGAGGAACGATCGAGGAGTCGTCGCTGGTGTTCAGGTCGCGACGCTCGAAGTTATGCGAGCGAATCTCGCCGCGCAGCAACTGCCGCATGACGTCTTGCTCACCAGCGGGACGAGCCTCTCGCATCTCGCGAACCTCGGGAGCATCCACCAAAGATGCCTCGATGTCCTTCGAGCGCTGCTCGGCAGCCTGCAGATCCTCGATCTTCTGGCTGCGCTCGTCAATGTCGGCCATCATGCGCGAGTAGGACTGCTCTTCTTCAGCGGTGAGATCGCGGTTCTCCGCGGCCGCACCGTCGAGCAGAGCCTTAGCCGCATGCCAAGCCTGCTGCCGCGCCTCAACTTGGCGCTTCAGGTACTCCATGTTCTTCTCCTTAGAGAGTGTCTGATTTATGTACAGGATCCGCAGCGGCTCCGCTGTCGGCACGATCCGTCGGCTCCGACGTGATCGAGTGTGGACGTGTCCGGAATCGAACCGGAGTTAGGATATTTCTAAAGTATTACTTTAGATTTTTCCTCTCACCTGGCACGCCCTGAGCAGGTTTAGAGAGTCTTTCCCAGCAGGTCGAGCTGCTTCATCAGCAGCGAGATCGGAGTCGATGAAGCGGCTTCTTCTTCCGGATCGGCGATGATGCCTGAGGCTCGGTCGACGACCTTCCTAAGAATGTCGGCCTGGTCGTCGCTGATGTCTCCGGCCTCAAGCGCGGAGATCGCGTCGGCCAACTGATCGACGTCCGTTTCTGTGCGCTTCGCGATGACGCGCAGATTCCGGACACTCGCAGTCGTCTGAGGATAAGCAGGCACAGAAGTCACGACCGAAACTTCATGCAGCCGAACCTCATCCAGGGTGCGCTCCGCGCCATCATCTGACCATGAATCGCGGACAGTCGAGAAGCCGAAGCTCATCCCTTGAATATCGCCACGAGCTACCAGCTCGCGGATGTCGCGGCCGTCGGTCGTGTTCGGCAGATCAATCTCGACGTAGCCGCCGTCGCCTCGGTCGTCGATGCGTAGCGTCTTCGCTCGAGTCGAACCCAGCAGCCGCGTATCGTCGTGATTTACATAAGCGCGGATATCGTTCTTGGATTTCAGGGTACGCGTGAAAGCTCCCGGAGCGATCCGCTCCGTGAAAGGCAGCGGCAGGCTCGGCTCGTTATACCGCCACGCGTAACCACCGAACGTCATACCATCGCCGTCTTCCGCAGCTCGCATCTCACAGATACTCGCGTCGAACGTCCTAATCTCGACGTTATCCATCATCATCCTTTCGCCGCGGATTCGTGCGACTTCTCTCTCTAGCCAGCGCCTCGCCGGCT